AACAGCTCTAATAACTTTGCTTTTTCTTCAATTGTCATTTCTACACCTCAATCCCTGTAATTTCCTTGAAAATCTCTTTATCAAAGTTCGGCAGACTCTTAATCTCTTCCTGATCCTCATCATCGAGATTATCCCACCATTTCTGCTTATCCTTATTGGTTGCCTCGATTATTTTCAGATAACCACCCGTGCGCTCCCATGTAGGATTTTCCTCTTTTTCTGAATCGGTCATGTATTTTTCATTAATCCATACAGTTTTTGTGTGTGGGCAATCACACATCAAATCTCTTGCTAAAGAACACCTCCAATCTCGATATGTCCACTTGCTTCGTTTATTGAAAAGCCTTATTTTTTCTTCCTTCGTGTTAAAGCACCCTGTAGAAAAATCAGTACTGTTCCAGTCGCCGGTGTTACAGTTTCCTGTATTCTCGTTCCCTGTGTTCCTGTTCCCTGCGTTCCAGTTCCCTGCGTTCCTGTTCCCTGCGTTCCAGTTCCCTGCGTTCCTGTTCCCTGTGTTCCTGTTCCCTGCGTTCCTGTTCCCTGCGTTCCTGTTCCCTGCGTTCCCTCTGCCTGTATTGTCTTTTCCGGTATTCACTAGGTCTAGCACTTCATGCCATGTTAACTCACGAACGATTTTAATTTTGTTGGTGCAGTATTTTTCTTTATCTCCACTATCGTCAATCGTTCCAAGTGCTTCAATCTCTGCAACCTTGTTTTCTGAATTAAAATCATAACACCCAAAGCAATCAATCAGTTTTCCACAAAAATGGAATCCCCTTTCACAGCAAACAGGGTTTTCTTTCATCTCGTAGGTCTTCCCCACTTCGTACTGAAACCCTCTGCAAGTCCAATCTTTGTTAAATACCTTATATCCTTTCATTCTCCCACCCCTTCCATTTCAACTAATTTTTTCAAAATACCTTCTAGCACTTGCACCACTATGCTATTTCCTGCCTGCTTATAAAGCTGTGTATCGCTGCATACCTCCTGCGCTTTGTTGAAATCGCTATCCGTGAATCCCATGAGTCGCCAGCACTCTCTAGGCGTCAATTTCCGCACTCCGTGCTCTGTCAGCGTTCCAATCTGCGGGGAAGTGGTTATCGTGTGTGCCCGTTCTTTGTCACCCCGTGCCCTGCGCTTGTTTTGATTGATATAGGCTATGTCTATGGAATCGCCCTGCTCCGCTATGGCATATCCTTTCTTTGTGGCTTCAGGAACAACTATTTTCACCTCGTGATGACCACCACCTCCGGCGGTTATAGTAGGGCAAAGGGAATCTGCGTCATACACGCGGCTTATATTTTTCCCAC